AAATCATCAACAGACAGTAGATAAGTTAAAACAAAATCTTTAATTTCTTTTTCAGATGTATGGTCTATTAGATTATTAGTTACTCTAACAAAGACATAGCTTTTACTTCCCTCAGGATTAAATTTGTAAAACCCATTGTCTTCTAAAAAGTTTTTAAAAAGTATGTGTACTATTTTTATTACTCCCTTTTCGTTTTTTGTCCAAAACTTATAATTAGACTGCTCTTCTTCAAGACGAACTATTACGTTTTCAATTTCATCGACATCAATTTTTTCGTCCTCTAATTGACATCGGATTTCTTTTTTTGAGACTCCTCGTCTTAATTGTTGCTTTACTTTGTTTACCTTATCCTCATCTTCATAATACTTTGTTCCAAAATTTTGAACTTGTGCGTAAGCTGAGTCTATTGTTCTTTTAATTTCATGATGTTTAAAATCACTACTACTAAAATTACCCATAACATATTCTGCTAAATTTTTTGGCACTCCAAAATCATTAAAAGCAGCTGCCAGTATATAAACATTATTATTTCTTTCTCCATTAATTAAACCATACTTATTCTCCCACCACTTCAAAAGAATGTCTACAATTTTATTTTCATCTGTAACTGGTATGGTAGGCTTGTCTTTGTACTTGTTAAACTCTACAAACTCAGGAGCATCTATTGTATCCCACACACTAGACGTTAAGTTTATAAAAATTAAAGGATCATAGCTTTCATAACACACCCTAGATATGTTTTTAGATGTAGTATCAAAATACTCTGAGTTAAAATGTTTGTTTAAAGAGTTAAAATAATTTTTATGGTTATCTACTTCTTTAGGTATTTTTACTAATGCCTTTAGTCCTTTACCACTAGGAGAAATAAACACTGCAAATATAAATTTGTTTTTAGCTAACTTTTCTTTTTCCTCTAGTAAATCTTTGTCAGTTTTGTATCCATCAAAGTCTAAGCAAATTAATCCACTGTGTTGTGTTAAGGATGTATCATTACGTTTTGTAAACTTACCACTAAAACAAATTGCTGGTAAAAGTTTTTTTAATTCGTTTCTTGTTTCTTTATCTTTTTCTGCTCTAATCTTTTTTACTATGTCTTTAGAATTTCCCTGCTCTATTCTTGTTAGAACTAACTCTACTTTTCTGTAAAAAGGCTGAGATGTATTTTTTATGTCTTTGAATATTGTTATTTCCATTATATTTTATTAAAAAAAAAAGGAGGTCTTTCGACCTCCTCTTCACAATTATTAGAAAGGTAAGTCTTTTTCTTCTTTTACTTCATCTTTCTTGGGTTCAGGTTTCCAAGTGTCAATCGCAACGTAATGAGTCTTACCATACTCATCAGCTTGCTTTTTCTTTTGCACATTTAGTTTAATATATTTCTTTCCGTTGTATTCAAAGATATGTTCTGACGGAAGATCGCTTAAACATAAACTGCAAGAAACTAGGTTGCCGTCAAACTTTTCAGTTCCACTACCTACATAAATTTTTTCTTCCATTTTAATTTATTTTAATTTGTTGCTCCAAAATTTCTAAAACTTCAGACATAAGCTTTTGCTTTTGCTGCTCGTTTTCCATAGTAGTTGGAACTTCTACTATAAATATTTCTCTTTTCCAAGATAGCCTTGAAAGATAATATTTAATTACCTTATAAACTATTTTTAAAACGAAAAATATTTTTCGATGAATCATTATGTTTCTAAAGTGTTTCATGTAAAACAAATTGATTTATGTTTTCTTCTGAATCTTTACTAAAGTATGTGTTATAAATAAAAACTGCGTTTTCAACTTTCTCCTTACCTCTTTGAATAAATTCTTCAGTAGGTTTATATATAGCTAACTGAAATGTTGACTTATCTATTACATAGAACTCCAGAGGTAATCCAAACAACTCTTGATATATATATGCCTGACTATCATAATTATAACGATATGCACTTGATCTAAACTTGTTTATATCAGATGTCGTTTTTAAATCAATTAGCTTATCATAACAAACTATATCAGCCTTGCCTTTCCAATTTAACCCCATAATCATTTTTACCATTGGAACTTCATATTGATTTCCATCTTTAAATATCTCATCGTACATTTCTAAATTACTTAGCATTGCATCGATTACATCTTTTAATTGCTCAACTTCATGATGAAGAAGAGACATTTTATTGTCATTGTATGATATATGCTCTTTGTATGCTTTTGTATTACGACTAGATACATCTACAATATCAAAATCTTTTAGTTTGTCTTTTTCTAAGATAGCAGTATGAAAATACCTTCCCTCTAACATTGCTTTTGTTTCAGCCTGAGGCTTACCAAACATTCTTGGATTGTCTAGTAAGTTTTTTATATCTGAATTTGACAACCACTGCTTTCCATACTCTCCATAATATGATGAGTCATCTTTTAGTTTCTCTGCAATTTTAGATACAACTTTGTCTGTGTAGTTATAAGGCACTATCATTATTTAATATGTTTTGAAAGTTCCTTCTTTACAGAAGACTTAATTGAATACTTTTGTTCTAAGTTGTTGACTAGCTTGTCTAAGCCTAATGCTTTGTTTTGAGCCATGTACTTTAAAACCTTATCCCAATTATCATCCTCAACAACTAATTTTAATTTAGTTGTATTTGTTGGCACCTTTGCTTTAGTTGTTTGATTCTTAATTGCATTTGCTACTTCATCATAGGATGCCACTGATGTGTCTAATCCTATTCCAAAATTACCCAATGCTCTACCCCATGCAGAGGTTTCACAATTCTCTACATAAGAGGTTTTATTTATAAAGGACGATCCTCTTCTTTCTTCTGCGTGTCCTGAAGCAATTATTCTGCCCTGTTCGTTTAATATAACCGCTTTAAACATAACAGTATCTTCTGTCTTTTCTATTGTTTGAGTGTCTAATGTATATTCAGGATACACCTCTCTGAAGAATTTTAATCTTTCGTGAACTTCAACATAGTCCTTACCCTTTATATTTACTGTTTTTAGTTTTTTCATTTTGATTTAATTTAATTAGTTTTTGACTGTAATAAGAATATCTATTCATAACAAACTCCCGTTTTGTTTTTAAATTTTTAATAAACTTATCGTTTTTTCTTTGATTTACTTCTTCTTGCATTTTTACTTTAATCATATTTAACTTTCTTGTGCAGTTAGCTATGGCTAAAATTATACAACCTTCATACCATCCACGATTATAAAACATTCTATACTCGTCAGATGTTATTTCTTGAAAGTAGTCTCCATTTTTAGAACAGTTAAGTATTTCTGTTTTGCTTGGGTACTTACTTATCTTAACTCCAACATTAATATAGCTTACATTTTCATTCCTTTCTATTCTCATAGAATTGTCTTGTGCTGCTTGGCTATATAATTGTCCTATACTATACATCTTTTTTTGATCGTTCCTCAATAGATTTAACGGCAACTGCATAGTCAGGATCTGAATCAACTTGTTCTTTTGCTATGTTGTAACCATGAATTATAGTGGAATGAGAAACAATATGTCCATTGTCTTCCATAAATTTTTGTATGTAAGAAATTCTTATTGGACGTTCACGAGACAAAAAATACAACATCTGTCTTGCGTCTACTATTTCTCTTTTTTTTGTTTTAGCAAACATCTCATCCAAAGTAAGATGGAATCTATCAGCTATTGCAGTTGCATAATTATTAAATATTTCTCTTTTCATTTTATTTTTTTTTATTTAATTTTTCTAATCTCTCTATCTCAAACTTAAGATGATTTATAGATTTTTGTAAACATTCTATTGGGCTTTCATGTTTTTTTGAACTTCGCAAACAATAAGTAACAACATTCCCAACGTTATATGTACAATTAAAATCTTCAACAACGTACCTTGCTTGGTAATATCCTTCTCTGTAGGTGTCTCCTACATAATATTTTGGAACTTTAATTTCTTGACTCATATCTTTTAATTAATTTATATTTACTCATATCGTTTTTTACTGGACGAACATTAGGAATCGGTAATATATACCTACATGCAGCTACAAATTTACCATTAATTTCAATTTTCCCACTGTGTTTAAAAAAATTATCTAGATCTATAAAATTTCTTCTATTGTATAAGTTGTCTAATTTTTGTTTTCTCTTTTTAACTAAAGTGTCAACAAGGTGTGATGCTAATTCGTTCATTTAATTTAATTTAATTTACATAAAAGGAGGACAATAGTATTAACTTATCGTTGGCTTATGCCGTTTATGTCCTCCCTTTATGGTTTAAAATAGCTAAACATTTAATATTAAGGATACTCTTACATACCCAATAAGGTTAGGGATTATTCCCAGCTATTTTAAATTATAAACAAGAGAGAGGTAGAAAGAAAATTAACTTCAAATCTAATTCAGTTATTTTTTGGACGTTGTGTCCTCTCCCTCTTGTTTAATTTTTATAGTTTTTTAAAATAATATCTTTAAGTATTTCCTGATTAAGTTTTTGTAGCCATTGTATATATCTTACGTTTGGCTTTTCTTTTAGCTTTTCTTTCAGTATTAACTCGTGTACTTCTTTCATTACCAATTAAAGTTTAAAGGAGTATCCTTTAGTTGCTTTCTTTCTTTCTTCTGTCTACTAGCAAGGTTTTTCTCTCTCATGTTTTGATATTCTTCCCTCACATATTTACTCCATGCATTATAATCTAAAACTCTGTACTTGTAGTTGCCTAATATTTTTCTATATTCTTTATCCATAATTTATTATTTAAGTTTAAAAAAACGAGAAAGAAACACGCCATACAGTTTCTAATTACATTGTTGATTTCGCCTAACATCAACTCGTATCTAAATAAATAAGTCGGCTTTGTTTATCCTTGTATCTGCAAGTGTCTCAGCCGTAATATTACTTTTCGGGCAATCTGTGACTGTACTTAGCTTGTAGAGTAGTTCAGGTATAAC